ATATGGTTTACGGTGACTATCTATATGCCAATCATAATAGTTATTCTTACCATAAACTGTATATTGTAAAGGCTCAAACTCTCTTAATAAAAAGTTCCATTTTGTTTCTTCATTTATTTTATTGACAACCTTTGTAATCTCACTTTCAGTATCTTTATCTTTTATAAATGTGACCTGTGATTTACGATTGACTTGACTACCATCTTGTATCTTTGCTTCTTCAAGTTTCTTTTTATTACCAATCTTCACAATATTCTCACAAAAAGATTTTGAGAAGGCTTGTTCTTTAATAAAATGAGTAGTGTCTAAAAACATTTGGTTATCACTTGTTGAAGAAAACAGATACAGAAAATCTAAATTTTGGTGCCGCTGAAGATTGTGGTCGTATTGCGTGTGGTGTTGAGCCATCAAATAGTATTATTCTACCAGGCACATATGAAGATGTAAATTTTATATCATTAATATTTTTTTTATCGTAAAAGATAGTTTCACCATACCAACCATCTTGCCAACTTAAATTTACATAATATAATGCTACAATGTAATCGTTATGTGTGTGAATAAAATGTACATCATCTGACTTAACCAGATTAAGTTCTACTCGCCACAATTTATCTAAATTATATTTAAATGATTTTGAAAGTGAAAAGGCCTTTTTAATGTAAGGTTCTAATTTTGAATTTTTTAAATCTTTTTCTGACCAACTACTATGAAGATTTTTTGTAGTTATCTTTGTTTCTTCGTCACTATCTTCCCAACCTAATCTAAATTTAGAGTGAACACAAAAAGCGTGTATAGCTTCTCTTGTACCATAATCAATTAAGTTATCGTAGGCTTCTAAATTCATCAAATGGCTCCACTAGTAAACTTCCTCCAGTCAATAGCATTTTTGATTTGAAAACCACGATTTGATATTTGTTTAATTGTTCTATCTAAAAAATCTACAACTGTTTGTATGTAATCTACTTTTTGTTTATATTTCGCTAGTTCAGGATCAGAATCCAGATACTTGTCAATATCAGTTTTTAACAACTTAAAGTTAAATGGTTTTTCAGCATATACTTGTGGTGACGCTTTACCTGTATAGTATTCCCACTTTTCTTTTCTTTGTGTGTAATATTCTATTTGAGCTTTACTTAATAGTAACTTAAACTTTGTTAAGTGTTTTAAATATTGATTGTGTAATTGAGGTGTTTTTAATGATTCTAAATCTAGTTCAGTATCATTTATTTTAAGGTCTTTGTCAGCCTGTGTTTGCAATTCTTCTAATGTCATAATAACTCCATTGTATATAGTATATCACAAAAACTTTAAAAAGTAAAGTCTATGATGTGGTTACACTTGTTGTTGACGACCCTGTTGAAGCAAAATCGTATATCTCATATTCAAATGATACTGTCGCTGTTAGATAATCTACATCAGCGGCTTGTTGATTGTATGATAAACCTGTTAAACCTGTTGGAAATACATTTCTAAATCTAACTTCTAATACAGAATTGTTTTTACTAGTCAATATAGTTAGAGTTGCATCTGAAAATATACCACCTGTATTTGTAGCACCGTGTCTAACTTTACCTATTTCATTACTAATAGATTGACTCTTTGCTGGAAATCTATCATTACCAGATGAAACTAAATCTCTAAATTCGTTATGATCTCTAGGAAAACCTAGACCAACTAACCAACCGTGTATTTCTTGGAAGTTTTCTAAATTCTCATCAACTAAAAATGTCATAGATAGTGGTTCATATGTCAACTTCTCACCAGGTATTGGTATATCTTTTAATGGTGTTGGTTGTGTCATAGTACCACCTAATGTAATACCAGGTATATTTACAGCAGTACAAAAATATTCTACTTTTGGTAGTTTGATAATACTAAACTTAAACTGCGTTGGTGACGCATAATCTAATTTAGTAGGTTGACGTTGTAACGTTGATGTAGTTGTCATATTACTATTTATTAGTGTTCTTATCCACTTCTTCCCACTCTTTTTCTGTGGCAAGTTGTTCTAATTCTTTTTCTTTTTGAGTTAAGACTTTTCTTTGTAACTGTACGTCTTTCATTCTTTCTTCAATAAACTCTAATCTATTTTTCTTATCAGGAAACGTAAACCAGGCAATCACAAATACTGCACCTGCCACAGTTACTAACCAAAATGCGTTTTTTAATGATTTCATTATGATTTTATTCCTTCTCTTTGTCTTCATAGTATTATTTAGTATAAACAAAAAAGGCGACCATAAAGATCGCCTTTTTTTGATTTGGTATAAACCCAATATTACATTAAGTTTGCAACTTTAACTCTTCTGTAGTATCTGTTTGAGTTTGCTGAACCAGCATCGTTTACCGCTGTAGCAGCACCAGACTGAGCGCCTGTTTCTGCAAATGGGTTTGCAACTAGACCGTATCTAGTTTTGAAACCAATTTTCGGTTGGAACGTGTCTTGGCCTACTGCTCTTACCATTTGTAGTGGTACATATGGACAATAGAACATACCAGCATCGTAAGGTGAAGTACCTTTATAACCAACTACAAAGTATTGTGCAGCTGAGTTATTTGCTGAGTATGGGTCGATGTACACTTTAAATCTACCGTTTAATACACCAGCAAAAGTATTACCAGTATCGTCAACATTTAGATTATTGTTAAGTGCAGGAGCGTAATCTAATACACCCGCCATTTGTAGAGCTGAAGCAACATCAGAAGAAGTAATAAGGATATTTCCTTTTCCTCTTCTTGTTCTTTGAGCGATAGCATTAGCTTCTCTTTCCACTTGGAACATTAAGCCTTTGAATCTCTCAACAGACCATCTACCATTTGAGTCAGTATCTAAATCGAAGATACCTTCAGTAGTTGTGTTGATTGTACCTGTGTTTGCAGATGCACCTTTTTCAGCGTTGATGTAGATAGTTCTTACAACTTCTCTGTTGATTTCCGCAAGGATCTCAGCAGATAAAATGTTTGCAAGTTCTGTCTCAGCATCTAAACCGTGGATTGCTTTTAAGTCTTGAGCAAGTTCCATAGTGTATTCTGCTTTTAGAGCTCTTGATCTAGCAGTTACTGTAGATTTCTCAATTGAGAAAGCCATTTCAGCAAATGCGTTTGAACCAGCATCTCCTAAAGCCTCAGCAGTTGCAGTAGTCATACCTTCAAATTTGTTGTATGCTCCAACTGGAGAGTCGTTTAAGATTGATGGGTTAGAACCAGCTTGTGCAGCATCTGGAGTTTGACCCGCAGTTGAATCACCAGCAGCGTTTCTGCTTGAAAATTCAGTATCTGCTTCGTCAAACATAGCTTCTGCGCCAGTTTGTGAAGTGTATCTGCTTCTCATTGCGAAGATAAGTCCAGTTGGACCAGTCATTGGTTGTACACCAGCGATATCATAAGCGATAAGATTAGGCATTGCTCTTCTTACTAGTGAGATCAAAATTGGATCCCAGTTAGCAATTGAAGAACCTGTTGCGTTAGCAGGAGCCGCTTCGTTTAAGAAAGCAGCGTCTTCTTTTTGTGCTCTTTCTTGGTTTTCCAAGATAGTAGCTGTAACGGCACGTCTGTAAGAATCCGTGATTTTTGGTAAATCAGAATGCTCTAGGACTGGCTGCCATTTTTTTTCGTAAGTTTCAGATAAGTACATTATACTTTTCTCCCTCTATATTTACTTGACAATTTTAATGTCTTTTGTTTTACTTATAGCGGCGGTATAAGCAGCCATACTATTCGATAAATCTGCCGGATCAACTTGTTCGTCAGACCCACCTGCTACCGCTACATCATCTATATCAGTTGAAGATTCTTTCTTCGCACCAAAGTAACTCTCTTTAATAGTTGCTACTTTAGTAGTAAAATCTTCCTCGTTTGAAAACTCAACTTCTTCAGCAAGTTTGTTAAACTTCTCTTTAGCAGTGTCAGCTAAATCTTTAGACGCTTCATCAATGATGTCTTGTCTTTTTAGACTGCCAATTGCTTTGTTCTGTTCAACATTCTTTTCGATTTGTTCGTTAAGTTTTTTCTCAAGGTCTTCGATTTTAGAAGCTTGATCTTCGAGCACATCATATTTTTCATCTGGAACATCAATGTAATGGTCTTCAAATAACTTTTTAAGACCACTGATGAAGTCCTCAGCGATTTCACCTTTGATACCACGTTCAATCGCTAGTTTGTTTTCTTGCATCCATTCTTCTACAACGTAGTTTAGATACGAGTCAACTTTTTCTACTAACTCTGATTTCGTAGTTTCAACTTCTTCTTTTAATTTCTCCTCATAAGAAGCGTGCATTTTCTTTTTAGCATCTGTTAATTTTGATTTAACTGCTGCTTCAAAGATAGTTGCTGCTTTTGATTTGAAATCTTCAGATAAGTCTTCATCTTTAGTTAAAGCTTCAACATCTGCAGATACATCAATAACATCTTCTTCAGATGCTTCTTTCATATCTTTTTTGTCTTCATCAGCGTCTTCTTTCTTCTCTTTATCTTGCGATTTTTTAAGAGCGTCTAAAGCTGCTTTTGGCATTTCGCCTTCTTTAACTTCTGATTTCTTCTCATCTGCCGTTTCGTCTTCCTCTTTAAGTTTTGGCATTGCGTCTGCACTACCTTGACTTGCTTGTTGAGGATCTCCAGAAACTTGATTTACTTTTTTTGTGGCGTCAGGATTGCTATCCGTAGGTTTAACTACAGCTGCGCCTAAATCTTCTGCATCATTTTTCAGATGAGTAGGTTCAGCCGCGACAGCATTCTTTTTTGGAGCATCAGCTTGAGGATTAACTGCTTCGTTAACTTCCTTTTCTGCTTGTGCTTCTACCGCCTCAATTATTTTATCTGTTTCGGCCATTAGAAATCTCCTTTTGATTTTATAAACGTTTATAAATTTCCTTTGTATGGATATTTATAAGATTACAGTTTTGTAAGAAACGATTTAAACACTTCTAGTTTTTTTTCTTCTAAAACTGTTCTTCTCGCCTCTTGGATTTGTTGTTTCCAAGATTCAATATCAACTTGTTTAAGAACACCATTGTCCCAAACCCACTCTCTACTCTCCATAATACCTTCAACAAAGGCGTCAGGAGCAGATGGATCTGCGACTATATCCGCTGCTGTAGCAAGATAAAAGTCATCTTTTACAAAGTTAATTCCGTTTCTATTCATAATTGAACCCATACCTCGACTTGAAACACCCAATTGAGCGCCCTCATCTATAAGACCTTTTACGATCTTACCGTATGGAGTATCCATTATTTTTGCTTCACCAATAAAATTATCGCCATCTGGTTTTAATGATTTAACCATATGACATACTCTTTCAAGGTTAACTGTTGGTCCGTCAGGATGCCCTAACTCACCAAAAGCTCTATTTTTATTGATAAATTCTTTTGTATATCTGTTCACTTCTCTAACTAGGATTTCTCTAGGATAGACTCTTCCATTTCTATTTTTGATATTTGATTGTAAGAATACACCTTTGATTTTGTATTCTTTTTTGCCGTTATTTTCTTCTACAAGATATTCGGCTGATGCGACTTCTTCTGAAATTAGTTTCATATTGCTCTCTCTTTGTCTAATATTTATAAACTTTTTTACCTAAACTCTATAATAAGCGTATAATTATCGCCAGTTACAAAATTTTTAGTAGATAATAAAACATCGCCTGTTGGCGTTGTAGCGTTGTTGATTATTTCGTTCCCAGCACTTCTTAAATCAAAATAACCATTACCAGATAAGTGTAAAGCAGTGGCATTTATTGTACCATCCCATACAATTTCTACACCTGCTTTGTTATTATTAGTATTCACAGAATACCATATCTTACTAATCTTTCTATTACCGTCTTCAGTCATAAAAGTTAATTCAGAAGCGTCAACTTTTTTTACTAAAGTTTCGCCTGTACCATCAGAAAAGTTTGTTAATTTAGTTACAAACTTTACACCTGAAGTGTCAGCAATTGTTTGTGATGTTACTGTATCAGCCATTAGTTATATCCCGTTTCTTTATGTGCCTCTATAACAACATTATACTTTGTTACATTAGAGTCACTTGATAGTATTATATCTCCTATCGTGTCTTTTATCTTTTCTTCAGTAGGTTTCAAACCGTAATTACCACGACCTGATAACACTACTTTTTTTTCTGTGTCATTCTTAAAAAACACAGTTACGTTTCCAGTTCCTCGTATCTCATAAACGATATTCGCTATAGATACTTTTGGTTCACTAGAAGCGTTGTTTGAATTTACAACATCAACTAAAGTTTGTTCTTCTTCATTTCCTATACCATTTGAGTTAACAATGATATGAAAATTATTGTCCACCAACTTTGTAGTTGATATTGTCATAATTAACTTCTCGGTGATCCAACTGCACTAGCTTTTGAAGTTGGACAAGTAATTTTTTCAGCAGGGTGTTTTTCAATGATAACTGTATCACCATCTTCTAAATACACTTGACCAATTACTGTACTACCATTTGATTCTTCAAGTACAGCAGTTGTGTCAGCAGTTGCAGTAATTCTAACATACTGTGCTCTACTGAAATCATTATCAGATGCATTTGTGACAACACTACCCTTAACTATGAATGTTTGTGCCATTTTATTTTTCTCCTAATTGTTCTAAAACTTCTTTGTCAATATATTCATAAAATTTTTCTAAATTAATACCGTGAAACTCAGATACTTTATTTACGGCGCCTTCAAACTTTTCTATAATATTACCAGTTTCTTTTTCAATGAGTTTAAATACATCTGTCATTGCCTCTTTCATAAGAGGTGGTAACTCATTAAAACTTTTTGAGTCAATCAAACGATTTTCTTTTATGACTCTACTAACCAGCATTATCTACATCTATCCCAACAGGTGATGGTTGAGATAAATCTAAATCTGCTTGTCCATCGCCGGCATTAGTTGTAGGTGATACAGAACCATCTTGGTTAAATGTTCCTGGATCAGCGATCACTGGTTTAGGGTCACTATGTGGTTGTTCCACGTTTCCATTAAACATATTACCAGCAACTTCTTGTCTATGTGCATCAAGTGAGTCTCCTACTTTTACTCTTAACGCATCTTTGAATGCGTCACCAGCACTAGCGTTATCACCATCTGCGATTTTGTCTATAAAGTTTTTTACTTCATCACTCATTTTATTACTCCTATACTATTGTGTCGTCACTATTATTTGTAACTTGTGCCATTGGGTCCTGAATAATACCATCTTTAATTTCTTTCTTAATTTGTTTATCCATTTCCTCAATCTCTCTTGCGTTTTGTTTTAATACGTGTTTTCTAACGTAATCAACTGAAAAGAATTTACCAATGTATTCTCTCATTTCATTTGCCAATGCTATTCTTTCTCTTAACAATTCTGTTTGTTTAAGTTCAGCAAAGTGTCCATCTTGTAAGAAGTCATATTGTAAACTATCTCTTACATTAATCCAATCTGTTTCAGCAATAATACCTTTTAACACTAATTGTGTTCTTAAAATATCATTGAAAAGTTCAGTAAATTTCTTTCTTAATCTTTGAACAAATTTAGTAAACTTTAATTCATCTCTTGTTATTTCAGAAGCTCTTCCTAAGTTAAAACCTGAATTGGCTTCTAATCTACTTGTTGGAACATTTAGAGAACGATATAGTTTTGCTCTAAAATATTCTATATCTGTAATCTCACCAAGATTTTGTCCACCAGGTAATGTAGAAATATCTGTACCTCTACCACCTTCTCTACTTGGTAACCAAAAGTCCTCTAACATTGACATATAGTTTCTATCATCTCTAACTTCACCTGTAGAAGCATCATAGACAAGTTTATTTCTATATCTTGCCATTACATCTCTTAAATATTGTTCTGCTTTTACTTTTGGTAAGTTACCAACGTCAATCTTAAATATTCTTCTTTCTGGCGCTCTAGCAATTCTATAAATGACTGCTGCATCTTCAATCATTCTTAATTGATTGACAGGTTTGATCGCCTTATGTAAATAAGACAATACCATATTTTTATTCTGATCAATTAATCCAGATGGACAGAACGCAATTGTATCTGGTGCTATCTTAATACCAGATTGTCCAGTTGTACCTGATAATCCTCTTTCATTATATAAAAAGTATTCAATATATTCATCAACTACAGCCAAACTGTTTAGTGATGATGGCATAGGAGTGTCAGGTCTTTTCTTTCTAACTTCTCTAATCTTTTTGATCTTTCTTGGATCAATATATTTTAATTCTGTGATACCTTTTTTAGGACTTTCTCTATCAATAATCTTTTGAAAAAAGATTCTTCCATCTACATACCATCTTCTAAAAAGGTCGTGTCCTTTTGTATTGAAGTTCATTAATTTTAAAACTTCAATAAATTCATCTTCTATTTTTCTTCTTACTTCTTTGCCGTAAGGTAAATCTGTTAAATTAATTCTTACTGCGTCTTTTAATTCATTTGCGACAATTGCTTCGTTGACAATATCTTCGATTGCCATATCGCATTCAGGGTGTAAAGCTATTTCTCTATATCTACGAATAAGGTCTTGCTCTGTTTTCGCATTACCTTCCATATCCAAGTATGAACCAAAGTGACCTCCAGCATTGACCGTTTGTGTACCGTCATCTGCTTGAGCAGTTGTAAAACTTTGTTTTGGATCTGCTTGTTTTTTTAATCGTGTTACTGAAAAGCCGAATAATTCTGCCATAATATCTCCTTGTACTACTACTTATAAGGGATTTAAAAGAGGGGCCGAAGCCCCTCTAATTAATATTAAGTTGTAGTATTTGTATCAAAAAATTGGTAAGCAAACTCAACTGTAAAAGTTTCAACTTCAGTCTTTTCGTCAAAGTCTAAAGCGATTTCACTTATACTAACTGGGTATGCACCTCTTAAAGTATAAGACTTAATCGTATTACCGTTTCTATCTAAATGATCTACAAACGCATCAACTTGATAGTCAACTGGATTTGTTAATCCTTCGTTGTCACTCATATTGTTGATACCATTCTGCCATCTTTCGAAAGCATTTCTTAATTTAAAGCTTGTGTCATTTAATACAGTGATAGTCCAGTTAGGGATTTCTCTATCTCCTGCGATCTTAACAGCTCTTCCTCTGAAGTTGACATTTATATTTGTCACCGTCATTGCGGGAATTGCTGCACCACGACATAAAAACGCTAAGTCTTCTATTTCGCCACCAACTTGTGCGTAACCAGGGAAAGGCATTGTTACCTTAAACTGATTGGCTCGAGCGCCACCGCCAGCAAGTTTAGCTTTGAAGTCTGATATGTTTGCCATTTTCTATTCTCCTCTACTATTATCCGCCAGCGACTTCTTCAAAAGCCACGCCAGTTCTGGTTGCAACAAACGATAGTGTGATAAAGTTGATACTTCTAGCAGGTTTCACAAAGATTTCTGCTACAAATTCATTTCTATCAATTACATCGCCTGTATTGTTAGTTTCATCACATACTACTAAAAAGTCTGTGATACCTCGTCTACCTTGTACTTCTCTTAGGAAAGGTTCTACAATGTTTCTAAAGTTAGCTCTTGTAAATTCATCATTGAACTCAAAAAGTTGAAATTTAGAAGCAGTTGAAATCGCCTTCTCTAAAGTGATAAACAATCTTCTTACGTTGATTCTATCAAAAGCACTTGGTGAAGACAATCCAGTTTTGTCACCAAAAAGAATTGTACCTTGACCTGGGAAAGTTGCCACAGGATTAACTCTTGCAGGGTATAATTGATCTCTTTGTGATTTTGTTGGATTGTATGCTAATTTAACTGCGCCTCTAACGATACCTCTGTTAAAGCCTGCTGGTGAAAACCAACTATCTGCAATTAAATCAGTTCTTGCTGCTAGACCCGCAGTGTCACCATTTAATGGAACAAATCTGTATACGTCAGAATATCTATCGTAACAATATTTGTAACCACTATCAAATACAACATAACTAGATGATCTAATGTTATCAAAGAAACCGATAACGTTAGTTGTTTGTGTATTTGAGTTAGTAACATTAACTACATCTGATCTTTGTGGTGAACAAAATACAACAGCGTCTTTTCTATTCTCTGCAATAGTGATTAGATTGTCAACGTGTGCTGTACTTCCACTTGGACCAGCGATGATTAATCCTACATCAACAGTTTCGGCATCTTGGAACTTCTCGTAAGCAGTTTTCAATTGTCCGTCTGTTACTGCAGTACCATCAGAACCACCAGATAATGATTCTAAAGTTGGTGTATTAACTGCTGTGAAAGTAGTTCCACTTGCAGCATTACCCCAATTAGAACCAGCAGTGTTGTGGTCCATCCAGTAAATAAACTGTGACTTATTCTTAATCACAGTTGGATAGTAGTTAGTGTCTCCTTGTGGAGATTTTGCGTCACTCGCTTTTGATAAATTAGAAAATGATTCTATTACTTCGCCTGGAGTACCAGTGATACCACCATCTTCGTCAACTACGACTACGTGGATTTCATCGCCTGAACCTGATCTTGCAGATGCATACGCTGATGTTCCTGGAGCGCCGTCAACTGAATCGTAATATCTCCATCTTCTTTTTATTTTTGCATTATCAGCAACAACTCTTTTTAGTCCGCCAGCACCTCTAGGGTGTTGAACAAAATTAATTACTTCACGAGCTCCTAATGATGTAACTCTGTAAAAGTCACCATCATCAAAGTCGTTAGTTGATGCAGTTGATGAAAACTGAATAATATCGCCTACATTAAATACTGCATTGTTATCAACAGCAACAGAAGTATCTCCTACTACGTTTGTTGTTGAAGTTGATGCAACTAATGACGCTGATATTTCTTCGTAAGCTGTAGCCGTTGGGCAAGTAGCAACTAATAAGTTGTTACCGTGTACTCCTGCTGTTCTTGCAGCAAAAGTTCCTACTACACCTTGTCCGCTTTCATAGTTATTTTCGTAATCATCTATGTTTTTTACTAACACGCTTGATCCTGCGCTGTTAGCATTTGTCAAAGATGCTTGGGTAGCTCGTACTACTCTTAATGCGTTAGAGTATGCTAAGAAGTTAGCAGCGCTGAAAAAATGCTCAAAGTTATTTGAGTCAGGTTTTCCAAACGTATCTACTAATTCTTGTTCACTAGAAATTGCTACGATTTCGTCAACTGGTCCCTTTGCGAATTGTCCCGCAAAAGCTCCGATTGATGTTGATACCGCAGGAATAATTCTACTTAAATCTTTTTCCTGTACGAGAACACCTGGTGATACTTGAAATGCCATAGGTTTATTCTCCTCTATAATTAGCTAATTAACATTTTAATTTTTCAAAATCCATAAGTTTTCTTATGACCATAGTCAAACTTTTCAGTTATTGATATTTATAATAACCCAAAATTGTAGTTTATTGACCTTTCCTAGTCGCAGGAAACCAACGAGTACCATACTCATCTACAGTTTCTTCATTCATAGGGTCACTGTTGATACCATCATCTACAAACCCAAACGGTGCCATATCTTGTTCTATTAGATTTTGTTGTTCCATATACATCTGATTTCTTATATTTGAGTCAGATAATTCTTTGAAGTAGGGTTGATTAGATAACCACCCAAATATAACTAGACACATAACCAAGTCATCATTTGTACCCTCTTCAGCCATCCAACTGTTCCCTCTACGTGAAAAAGTTGATATTTCCTCAATTATACTAAAGTCATTGACTTTTAGTTTATCACCCTCCATAAGCGTCTTAAAATTCGCACAACCCACCTTTTTTATTTGTTTTGTCATACGTACACCAAGTGATGTACCTCTACCAGAGAACATCGCTCCAAGTATTTGACCCGCACGACCTCTTTGAGTTGTCATTAAGATATTCGGATATTCTAACTCAAAATGCATCGCCTCGGCAATAGATTGACCTAAGTCATTTACTTCTGTTAAGATGTGCGCTTCATTGTAAGCCTTACAAGTTTGTGTAATGATGTTTGGAAAGACAAATGGTTTGACTTCATTGTTCTTATATGTACATACAACTTCATATGGAACTTTTCTACTTTCATCTTTTGTAACATCTATAATTGTAAATGCTGAAAAGTCTTTGTTTGTACCTCTTGCCACGTCAACACAACAAACGTACATATTGCCTTTAACAGGTTTCGCAAACATCTTTAATCCATTTTTAGATTGTAATGGATCAGCATACGGTGTGTTTTTAATTTTTGCTGGTGAGATAAGAGTATCTACAGAACCTAAAAACTCACACTCAAACTCTTGTTGGAATTGTTCTTCACTTGTATTACGAATAGTCATCTCTTTCCATTTTTCATCTCTACCTGGAACTTCTGACCAATGAACTTCTATAGGTACATAATCATTTCTTTTATTGATCGCATCAATCCATAATTTGTAATATTGATTCATACCGTGTGGTGTTGATACTATAATCATCTTTGTTCTTTTACCAGATGAGATCGTAGGATAAACTGAACTAAAAAACATCTCTGCGATATTCGCTGGTACGAAAGCAAACTCATCAAGGAATATTATATTAAATGAACCTCCTCGAATAGCAGAACTTGAAGTTGCCGCTGCTACAATCGTTGATTTATTTTCTAACTCAATGTTACCTTTGTTCCAATTAATAATACCTTGTTGCATCCACTTTGGTAAGTTTTCATATGCAAGTTGAAGTCTTCCTAATATATCTCTCGCAGTAGAACTTTTGTTCGCCAGTATAGCGATGTTTGAATTTGAATTAAATAAAGCGTAATGTAAAAGATAAGAAATTGTTGTTGTTGATTTACCTGATTGTCTAGGTAGTTTACAAATAGTAAATCTATTATCGTGTATTGTTTGTACAATATTTTTTTGAAAGTCATACATCTTAAAAGGAACTAAACCTTCATCAAGCGATACAATTCGTACATAGTTTTCCATAAAGTAAATTGGATCGTTTGCACACTTTTGATATTCTATTATTTGTTCTTTAGTAAACTCAACAGGTGTGTTAACCTTTTTAAGATTTGGGTTTCCTAAGTATGCTTCCTGACTACTCATTTATGATTGCCTCTATATGAGTATACCCAAGTCTTTTCGCTTGTGTAACTCTTTGATTACCTTTCTCTACACTATATAGTTTTTCTTTATAGTGTTTACCTCCAGCACCATATCGTTGAGTAGGACTAATCTTATGTTTAAATACTTCAATAGGGTTATTCATCATATCTTTTATATCTTCTACACCATCAGTTAATTTAGGATTATAATTTTCGTAATAAAGATTATAAGTTAAATCACTTATCTTTAGTGTCGTCTTTTTTGGGTGTGATGTTTTTGCTTTCAATATCTTCATCTTCTTTTTTCTTTTGTAACATCTTTTGTAATTCGTTTGTAGAACCTACAAATAAAGCGTTCTTTATATTTTGATTTGCTGTCTTTGGTAACTCTTTTAAATCTTTGAGTTTCTTTTGTAAGTCTTGTAACTTATCAACAGTTTGTCCTACTTGTCCTATCAATTGACCAGCGACTTCGTATGCTCTTGGGTGTTGTCCTTCTCTGGCAATGTCAAGTATTCCTTCTATTGCTTCTTGGCCTCGTTCAATTAGATTGTAGTAATTTTCTCTGCTGTATTTGTAGTCGTTATCTACATCAGCCTTTTCGTTATCTTCTCTACGTGGAACTACTGGTTTAAAGTCTTGTTTGACTAATTCTTTTTTAGGCTCATCAGGTTCATTAATACCTAATATTTCATTTACCTTATCTTCTAATTTTGACATAATATAATACTATTTATTCGTCACTATCAGTCGTTGTGCTGTAACTCTTTCCGTCTGTATGTGATGTAATTGTTGTAGTAAAACCAAAATCATCATCAGCGTCTGCGCTAGTTGGATTAGGAACTACTACAATTCTTTCTTCTCTTGCTTTGTTTGTTGTATCTGTATCTGAATATAAATCAGTTTGTACTTCTTTAATAACTTTGGAAGTATTCGCTGGACCAAATAGATAAGTCTTCGCAGTAAAACCTAAAGTATAAACTACGGCTCTTCTTTGTGAAAAATCACCACTATAACTATCTTCATATTGAACACTATTCAAAACTATTGGCACATCTCTTTTTATGTTTAATTCAGGTATAGCATTTACAGTTACTGTATAATCAGGTTGAAAGAAAGGTAATATTTGTTCTATAATTTGTAATCCACCTTCTGCCGTTGCTGTAAATGAATATAGATTGTAAGATATATTATAAGGCACTGGTGTGTAATTAAAGTTTAATACTTTTCCGTCTATACCTGTTTTAACAGTTTTGTATTTTTGTATTCTTGTTAGTTTACGAGTACCATCATATGTGATACCTGTAATCTCAAAACCCATACGAGGTAAAGTAATAGAAAATTCTCTTTCATCTAAAGATGGTTGTTGATCTAACCTAGTCAAAAACTTTTCTTTTGGAGCATATGCTAACGGAACTCTAATAGTTTGTACAACATTATCACTAGAGTCTTTTCTTTTTATTTGTATGTTATTAAAGATTTGACCAAATGCAATGGTCATTCTTCTCATACTTTCGTTATAAAAATATCTTCCAAACATCTAAAAATCTATATCTCCAAATGGGTTACGTTCTGTGAAATCTATTATATCATCTGCAGTTGACGCTGTATCAAAACCTGCTTCTGTATCTAAATCTAAATTATCAGCATATAGTGATTGTGTTTGTATATTGTAAGTTTCTAATAACATATAATTTACTTCACCATCTGCCGCATCGTTTTCTAAAATAATAGAACCAGTTTCTGCTTCTAAAGATACTTGATGTGCTAATTGATCTAATGTATATGTATCTTCAGCAGCATCAATATCAGTAACACCTGTATCTAATCTTTCTGATGAGTATTCCCAACGAGTACAAACTAATTTGTAAACTGGTAAATTACTTAATTGAAAGAATGGTTCTTGGTCTTGTACAAATTTAATCTCAAAAAAACTATTCATTAAAGGCATATAAAGTATATCGCCTTCGTTTGGTCTTCCTTCTTTTATTAATGCAGTATTACTATCAACAACTTCATCAAATCTTCTTTTAGAAACCATAAAGGTTGTATCTTCTCTAATTTCTAAACCAAACTTGTTTACAATTTCTTGTTCACCAGCAAATCCTTCCGTGGTTTCCATATACATTTCAACCATATGTGCTGTATTAAATTTAGATAAAGAATCTTCACCTAATATAAGGTCTCTATTGATTAATGTTCTTGGAAGATAGTAAATATCTTGTCCGTAGATTTTCAAACCCTCTATGATTAAATCTTCATAAAGTCTTTGTTCTTCGGAACTCCCTATGCCCTTACCTTGTTGAAAATAGTGGTTGACGGCCATAGCATTATCCTATCATCATTGCTGGATTTAATTCGTAACTTGATCTTATTTCTTGTTCTAGTTTTTCTAAATCAGAACACGCTTCTGAAAATATTTGTTGTCCGTTTAATGAAACGCCACCAATCATAGCGACACCATTAAATTTTGCTAAATTTGCGCCCCATTGTTTTTTAAATAATGAGGTCACATATCTTTTTAAATATATGTCATTATAAACATCTGTATAAACAGTCGGATCTAATTTTCTATAACACTCTATAACAATATACTCACCAACTGCCAAGTCATTTTTCCAATCTTGGTCTATATAAAGTCTATTGTCGTGTTGATTAAATCTTAATGGTTTTTCACCAACTAAAATTTGATCTAAAAAATCTAAATGTCTTAATACAACATCATAGTTAATAATTGATGTTGAAGAAAAATCATATAGGTCATTTAATCTTAATTGGTATCTTACATCAAATAAGTTTAGATTGCCTTTATTAGAGAATGGAAAGATGTTAATTACAGATACTACACTTTCAGGTACGACTAGGAAACCATTACCTTCTTTCCAAGCTGTAGTTACAGAATTTTTAGTAACTGATTCTGATGAATCAGCGTTTATTCTATCGTAATCAGCCTGTGTGTATTGATACTTTAAGTATGTTCTTCTTATACCATCATAGTGATATTGCGCAAAATATTGTAACGCCTCATCAATTCTATCTTCTAATTGGTCGTCATCAGCGTTAATTTCTATGACTGGTTTTCCGAGTGCTCTTAAAGCGTATTGTTTTAACTGTTCTCTAGTTGAAGGTGTTGCCATATAAAGGTCCTTTTAGACTATTTATACCAACAAATATATCAGAAATTAAAGTATTACTTTTTTAATTCTTCTATTTCTAATTTAAGTGCTTTAACTGCTTCAATCAATAAACAAGTTAATCTATCGTATTTAACTGCTTTTACACCATCTGGTCTTGTTGCAACGGCTTCTGGTAGAACTTGCTCAACGTCTTGGGCAATAACCCCAACGTCTTTTTTTCTAACAAAGTAACCATCTTCACCACCTCTTTGGTCAATGTAAGATTGTTTCCAATTGAACAAAACTCCGTTTAATTTTTCAACGGCTTCTAGTGGGTTAGATATATTAGTTATATCTTCCTTAAGAGCAACGTCAGAAGAATAGAAAGCTGTTACATCATTTGTAGCTCTTATTTCTCCAGTTGTTCCTGAGGCTGCTGTACCTACACCAAAAGAGTCAAATTGTACATCATCATCTGTATCTAAATTTAAACTCGCTAATGTTGGTGTTGAAATTGTAGCAAAACTGAAACCCGCACTACCATCTGTTTTTAAGAATTGTCCTGCAGATCCATCAGATATACCTAAGTTTGTCAATGCAAGAGAGATGTTAGCTGAACCATCAAATGATACACCTGCGATATTTCTAGCAGTTTCTAGTGCTGTGGCAGTTGATGCATTACCTGTGAGTGCGCCAACAAAACCAGTAGCTGTAATTTTACCTGTTGATGGATTATAAGTTAGTGTTCCGTCTGATTCTAGTCCAAGATTACCGCCATCAACGTCACCGCCGGCAGTAAAGACTATGGCATTACTTTCGTCTGTACTTTCGTTATCAGTTATAGTAACCGTTGTTGCTACAGTCGCTGTTGCCGCATTACCAGTACAAGAACCTGAACTTCCAGATGTGTTACCTGTTACGTTACCAGTTACGTTACCTTCAACGTTAGCAAGTAATGTACCAGTTGTGATAGTTAAGTTACCTGTTGATGTGTTTGTAGCAGTTGTAGTACCAACTACGAACTTATCAGCACTTTCGTCCCATGCTATGATTGCGTTATCACCTGTAGATCCTCTTTCAATTAAGATACCTGAGTCATTTGCGTTTGAACTTGCACCATTATTTAATTCTATTAAGTTATCTGAAATTGTTGTGTTTGTAGATGATACTGTTGATGTAGTACCATTTACAGTTAGATTACCAGCAAGTGTTAAATCATTTGCTGCTATATTACCACTACCTGTGATTGTTGGACTTGTTAAAGTCTTATTTGTTAATGTTTGTGTTGCTGTTAGACCTACTAATTCTTGAGCACCACCGGCAGTTGAACCGTCGTGTACTCTTAATACGTCTTTTTGCGTATCCAAAGAAAGTTCACCAACAGCGCCTGTAAATGCATTATTTTGCGCAGTTGTGCCTCTTCTTAATTGTAATACTGTTGGCATTTTTCTTTTCTCCTAGTTTTTCTTTTTATTTATATAATAAGTTATACATTATTAACTAAAAGCACCTAAATCTAATGTTTCTGTTGACCCTTTAGGATCCATTAAACTATATGCTGTTGTTGCTGTAAACACTCCAAATGCGTCTTGTACAGATGCGAAAGGAGTTTCACCTCCAGCTAAATCTGTGTTAGTAGCGCCTGGAATTGTAGTCTGTAGTGATTCATCATACAATGATAAAGCATCATCAAATGAAAAAGTTCCTGATCCGTTTGTTTTTAAAAATTGACCAGCAGAACCATCACTAAAATTAAATTTAGATGTAATAGTTTTACCACTTACTGTTGTATCTATACCTAAACCACCAGCTAGATTTAATACTTCACTAGCACCTAAACTTATTGATGCTTGAGATGAACTTTCATCAGAAACTAATAAAGTTGTTGATATTGCTGCTGTTGTAGCATTTGTCAAACGACCTTGTGCATCAACCGTAATAACTGGTATCGCTGTTGATGAACCATAAGAGTTTGCCGTAACAGCAGTATCTGACAATTCACTCGGTCCTATATTTGTAACCGTATTATTATCAGCGTTAATAGTCTTATTTGTTAAAGTTTGTGATGTACTCTTAAATAATGTATCTATTTGTGATAGTGTTGCTCTACCCTCAGAACCACCATCTGATACTAAAAATTTGTCACCAACTGCTAGTGTAGCACTTTCTAAATTTGTTGCACCGTCAATATTAATAACTGCCTCTACTGCGCCAAACTCTAACGCACTAGCACCACTATTTACTTTTAATACTTGACCAGCAGAACCAATTGATAATGAAGCCCCTAAACCACCGTGAGTAAGACCGATAAATTCACCCGATTGGTATTCGGCTAACCCAGTGGCGTTTCCGCTTCCGTCAAAGACTGTTCGTATTGGTGTTTTTACTGACATAATTTTTTTCTCCTTAGTATATTTATAATCTTTTTTTCCTAAAACTCAAACAATTGAAAATTAGCTTGATTACTACCGTTTGCCCGAGTAAATGTTTGATTTTTTGTAAATACAGTTGCTGTTGAACCACCTGAAAAGACGAAAGATGCCGCAGCACTCGCTAATCCACCCGCAGCTGTAAAAAATGATACCCTTCTAATAATCGCCCCACTATCATCAGTAACGGCAACTTTATCATTACCAACTTTTGAATTTGATGGTAAAGTAACTGCACTACCATCACTTTGAATAGTCGCACCCGCCAAGTCAATTGTATTACCTGACAAGTAAATATCTCTCCATCTTAAAGATGAAGTACCTAAATCATATGTAACGTTTGTATCTGGTACTAACGCCGTAGCAAATCTACCTGTTACTGTAATCGTATCACTTGTAGCGTTACCTAAAGTTATATTACCATTTAAAGCTGTTGTACCAGTAACTGCTAAATTACCAGATGCTGTAACATTTGCTGCTCTAATATTAGAGTCTGTTATTGATAAATCTCCTGTACTAGCGCCTGTAAATGAACCTGACCCAAATACAACTTCATCAGCAGATTCATCATATCCTAAGAAAATGTTACTATCATTACCTCTCTCAATAACGATACCTGCATCGCCTGATGCTGAACCTGTACGTCCGTTTCCTAATTCAAATAATTGATCAGATACTACTGTGTTAGTTGATGAAACAGTTGTTGTTGTACCATTAACAGTTAAGTTACCTGTGATTGTAGCGTTACCACCAACTGCTATATTACTATTAAATGTTGCTGAACCAGCATCTGACATATCTAAAGTTAATGCTGTGATAGCAGAACCACCATCATCACCAACAAATTTAATGTCTTTATCCTGTGTAGCAACTTTAACTACAAGGTCTGTAGAGTCGTTTGTAAATCTACCAAATTCTGTTCCTGCGTCTTTTAATATAATGTCAGCGCCATCAGCGTCTAAACTAATATCACCCGCACTATCTAAAGTGATTGTAGTACCTGTAACTGTAGATATAACAGGACTTGTTAATGTCTTATTAGTTAATGTTTGTGAAGCGTCATTTAACGTTATGTTAGATGTGTTTGATAAATCAGTTGAAGCAATAGTAATATTACCTGTACCATCAAAACTTTGTCCTGCGATATTTCTAGCAGTAGCCAAAGCAGTTGCTGTATCAGCATTACCAGTTACAGCACCAGTTACATTACCAGTTACGTTACCTTCTAAATTTGCGACTAAAGTACCTGTAGTGATTGTTAAGTTACCAGTTGAAGCACCTGTGAATGAACCAGTACCAACTTTAAACTTATCAGCACTTTCATCATATCCGATAAATGCGTTATCAGAACTTCCTCTTTCAATAACTATACCAGCATCATTTGAAGGACTACCTGAAGTACCATTTCCTAATTCTAATAGTGTATCTGAAACAACTGTATTAGTTGTAGATACAGTAGTTGTTGTACCATTAACAGTTAAGTTACCTGTGATTGTAGCGTTTCTAGTTACTGATAAATCTCTGCCTATTGTTACATCATCTGGTAATGCTATTGTAACTTTATTATCTGTTACAGAGGCTGTGATTTCATTTGTAGTACCAGAAAATGTAAGTGTGTCTGATAATAATGAAACAGTATCAGTAGTAGATGTATCATCTCTAATAGTTAAATTTGTGGCAACACTTACTGTACTGGCTGCTGTTAAACGACCTTGTGCGTCAACTGTAAATGTTGGAATTGCTGTTGCTGAACCATAACTACCAGCAGTTACTGCTGTATTTGCTAGAAACGAAGCTCCAATAGTATCACCTGATTGATATTCAGCAATACCTGTTGGTACTCCGCCTGTAAATACTAGTCTTATCGGTGTTTTATTTGCCATAATTTATTAAAATGTATATGCCGGATTATCGTCATCAAAATCTGTTGATTGTGCTGTAATCGCTGGTGTAACCAATCCTCCTGCATTAGTAAAAACTTGGTTAAAATATTTTATGTTAGTGTTAAATCTAAAAGCAAATCCAGCGGCCACACTACTTAATCCACCAGCATTTGTATAAATGTTGACTTGTTTTTTAGGGGCGCCAGATAAGAATAAATCTTTGAAACCATTTGTGATTGCACCTATATCGTGTGTTGCAGTAGAGTCAGGTAATATATCACTACCAACACTCTCAAAGTTAGTAGTATTTGATATTTCGACTATATTACTACCATTACGCTGATATATCTTTTTATCAGTAATGTTTACAGCAACTTCACCATCAGATAAATTACTTGTAGTTGGTACTGCAGAAGCTGTTGTACTTCTTTTTAATTTAATAATAGTCGCCATTTAATTTCCTTTAAAAATTAAAATGTTCCGCCATCTAGTGAAGTAACTGTTACAGCACCTGAAGATACTGTAAAGTTATCTGAACTAAATGATGCTACACCTTTGTTTGATGTTGTCGCTAACTCAGCAGCAATAGTTATTGTACTACCTGAAGCACTTGTATCAATACCTTCTCCAGTTAAAAACTCTAATGTACCACCAAGTGATACAGAACCAGCAGTCGAACTTTCATCTGTAAATGAAAT